GAGGACGTCCCGGTTGGGACCTCCCCTCTAGAAGGTCTTGTGGCGATCGATGACCTGCTCAAAGTTGTCGAGCTTGTTATCGATTTACACATGCGTATCCGCATCGAGTCGGCAGTTGGAGCTGAGCTCCACCAACTGTTCGATGGGGACCCGGAACCTATCATGGCTGATGTCCTTTCCGAATTAATGGAAAGGCTCTCGCCTCCTAGGTTTTAGGCGAAGGGGATCTATCTACCTGTCTTAGACAGGCGGCGTGCAGCACGCCGGTGGGCAACACTCATCCCGAGTGTTGAGCACTTAATCATGGAGCATTAACATGACACAACGGACGAGAGAGATGGGTGGCTTCTATTCGCTCACCTCGAGGAGCTTATGGTGGACTACTCCACCGTATACAGTTACTAGTGATAACACGAAAACTGTCCTCGAGGCGCACGGAAACCACCGGTCTATGACCGACGTTGTGGTACCCAACTTCCGGAAGCGCATGGAAGAAGGGGAGATCATCAATAATCCGATGACCTCTGTTGATGAAACTAGAGTGTTAGGCGACGGTGGCTTTCTTCTCACGAAGAAAGTCGGATCGGTGACTTATTGGGGGGAGATTCAACAAAACTGGATGGCCAGAGCATACGGTCTTCCGGCTCTCCCCGACTGGCCCGATCTGTCCCACTTAGTCGCTGAAGCGAGTACCAAGGCTCACGCTAAGGTACAAGCTGGTGACTTCTCGGCCCTCGTTTCCGGAGCCGAGTTTCACAAGACACTCAAGATGATGCTCAAACCTGCCTCCAGTATTCAGCAGTTAATGAATCGCTGGTACAGGAGGTATGGTGGTCCGGCCACTTCTAAGAACCGTACATCACGGTATCTGCAATGGAGTGATCCCCTACAAGTAACAGAAGCTCTTGTAGGTAGCTGGATGGAGTATCGTTATGGCTGGAGAGTCCTGATGTTAGAACTCGAAGGCCTCCATGAAGCTTTGAGCGGTGTATCGAAAAGGCGCAATGTTGCCCGAGCTTCCTGCTCGGACCATGACGCTTACTCGGTCGACACCGTGGGGACCGCTGCCGGCATATCGCAGACGTATTCCACCAGTTTTACGGTGGAGGCGGAGGTGAGTGCTGGTATATTATACGATAATTTCCTTTCGTATGATGAGTATGGTTGGGGTGTCAGAGCATCAGACATTCCGGCTGCACTGTGGGATTTAGTCCCCTACTCGTTCGTTGTGGATTGGGTCCTGAACACAAATGCATATTTTCAGGGCATAACCGCAAAGGCGGGCATCGATCCGTTGGCGACCTGGGTGAAGGAAGTGGTACATCTTTCATCCAAGCGCACTTCAGGAGCTGTGTACCTCAGCGGTTGGACTACAGTTCGTAGCCCGAACGCGGTGGAGACTCGCACGTTGAAGAGTGTGCGTCGTACTCCTCACCTACCCAGTCCGTCGATCACGTGGAACTCGGGATTCTTTCGCAAGATATCCGAGTCAGCGAGGTCTGTAGACGCGGCTGCTATTCTCTTCCAACAGTTGGCGAAGGCCTTAACCGGCTCACGCCGCTCAACGAGCTCACGTCTGTGAGCTCACTATTAGGAGTTGTCTATGACAATCACTGTAAACACACGTGTCTACACGCTTGATGGCAATGCGGAAAACCTGGCCAAGTACGTCGGCCCGGCCGCGTCGTCGACTGTGAAAGACTTCATGTTGCTGAAGCGTCAACCTGCACGGCCTACCGCAGACTTCGCGGGAGTCAACCGGGTTACCTTTAAGGTGGTCAAAACCCTCACGCTGCAAAATTCGAGCGTGTGGGATGCCATCGTGGAGGTCAACGCCAGCATCCCCGTTGGTGCCACTGAGGCCGACGTTGATTTGATCCGTGATGATGTGGCCGATGGCCTCCTCACCGCGAATATCGACTCGTTGTTTTGGAGTCAGCGTATCATTGGGTAACCCCTGATGAGCCGCGAAACTCTTTGCACCGTAGCCGGTATTATCCTGATAGTGGCACTGCTGCTGTCAGGTAAGATCAAATCTGAGGCAGAACTTGCCTCTATTTTCATGAAAGGACTACATGATGTTCTCCTGGAAAAGGTTGAAACGGTCGGAAGCGGTCATTCAACGGCGCGGGAGTGAGGCATACGCCAACCTCCTTAGCACGCTGGTTCGAAGTAACCAACCACTGTTTGACAACGCACAAGAGCTAGAGGGTTTTATTGCCTCTAGGGACTGGGCGTCGTTGTTCAAGTGGGCTGATTCTGTGTCCCCCACAGAGTATGGGGATCCGGCACGGTATTTTGCCGCGAGTCAGTTGTCCGCACTTGTGCTGAAATATCCTTTTACACCCATCGAACTCGCCGGCTTAGATCCTGAGGGATCCGCCGTGCGTAAGTTTAATCACGCAGAAGTTCGTTGTGGGCGGATAAATCAGCGCTTCAGAGCTCTCATATCATCCGAGAGACCTGGAGTTACAACTGCTAGGTCATTGCGACCTAGACAAGACCCTTACTACGATGTTACATGCGTAGTACGGGCGTGGATGAAACGCACTTTTGGTGCTGAACCAAACTTGCCGACAATCTACGACTTGTGCGACTTTGGTCCCGGAGCTTCCGTAGGAGTTCACGGTAACGCTACCAACATAGGACGGAAGTTATTGTCCGAACGTTGGTCCGTGACGCCTACAGCTTTACCGTACGCAATTAATGCCATGAGAAGCAATTTTCATGTGCAGGAGCTGCTCTCCAAGAAATCGGAGGGCGGCTCTATTGTTTGCCTAGATGACGCTGCATTCGTGGCGTCTATCCGGGATCGTTGCGTACTGGTGGACCACAATAACATTACATTTGTTCCCAAGACCGCTAAGTCCTTCCGGACCATAGCGATCGAGCCACTTCTAAACGGCTACCTCCAGAAGGGGGTCGACAAGTTCATGCGCCAACGCCTTTACCGGCGCACACGCGTGAACCTCGATCTCCGTGACCAGTCGCGGAACTCTGCGATGGCTCTCGAGGGAAGTAATGAGGGGTTCAACCCCTACGTTACCATAGATTTGTCCAGCGCCTCTGACTCAGTGAGCACAGAGGTTGTTAGACACGTCCTGCCGCCTGCCTGGTTTGACTTCCTAAGTCAAATCAGGTCACCAGCCTATGAATTATACGGCAAAGTCAAGCCGTACAACAAATTCACGAGCATGGGGAATGGCTTTTGTTTTCCTTTAGAGACAGCGATTTTTGCTGCCCTCACACACGCCGCATGCATCATCACCAAGAA